GACTTTCGGCCAGCTCAGGACCCATAGGTCTTGAGCTGGCCGAACATCATTGTGCCCCCGGTTGGATTCGAACCAACGACCCCCCGCTTAGGAGGCGGGTGAGGAAACAGCCCTCACGCTGCGTTCGAGCCCTGTTTTGGGAGATCGATGGGAGATCGTTTACCGGCGGTCCGTTGAAACGCCTCCCACTGGCGCTGGAGCACACCGAGGACCTTGCGCCGCATTGCCGGGGTGGCGTGGATGTAGACCCCGTCCATGCCCGGCGTCACGTGCCCCAGGCGCTCGTCCCGTGCTACCGGGTCCACCCCGGCGTCCGCCAGCCACGTCTTGTGCGTATGCCTGAGGTCGTGGAAGTGCAGCCCTGTATGGATAGGAGGCGCCTCTATCAGCGGGGCATGACCCCAGACGGCATCACGCGCGGGCCAGCCGTCGCAAGCGCGCCGCCACGGGGTCGATGCCTTGCTGAAGCCTGAGCGTCGCAGCGGCTCGTTGTTCCGGTTCACGAACAGCAGATCCCGCTGGTTCGGGAACGTCGCGAGGTACGCCAGCAGCAGCTCTACCAGGAACGGCGGGAGCTCCACGGTGCGCCCCTTGCCGCCTTTCGGCGGTCCGAAGTCGCGGCGGCCGCGCTCGTCCTCGTGGACCGCGCCGATATCTGGATCGATGACGTAGTGTCCTGACGCCGGCTGGCCGTCCGCCGCAGCCGCCAGCGTCAGGAACGAGCGTCGCAGGCCTATCGCCTCGCCCCACCGCATGCCGGTGAACGCCGCCACCAGCACCAGCAGCGCCTCGGCAACGGGCAGCCGCGCCCGGATCGCCTCGACGGTCGCCAGATCTATGGCAACGCCCTTGCGCGCAGTGTCCGGCTCCTTCTGGCCCCGCCGCTGCTTGGGACGCACCGGCGAAACATTCAAGATCCCGGCGAACACCGCGTCGTCGCACATGAAACGCAACAGCTCCATGACGTTGTCGGCGGTCGACTTCGACTTGGCGGCTCGCAACTCGTTCTCGAACCGCAGGATCTCGAACGGGTCCAGCTCGTTCAGCGGGCGCTGTCCCCAGCGTGGCGCGAGGTGTGTTCGGTACTCGCCCTTGCGGTTCGCACGGGACTTGTCGGAGAGCCGCTGTGCGGGCAGCCACACGTCCCAGAAGTAGGCGTCGAGCAGGATCTCGCCGCGATTCGCGTCGTGCCAGCGTCCGTGGCGGATGTCCGCTTCCTGGTCGCGGCCATGGTTCAGGGCGGCGGCCTTGGTGCGAAATCCGGACTTGGAGTCCTCTGAGCCGTCTGGGCGCTTGAACTTCACTCGCCATGGATATGGGCCGTTGCCCCGCTTTTCGGCGTAGGCCATGGTCCTCCTGTTCGGTCAGCCCCGAGTCATCACCCCCCCCCACTGCGTTTTGCGGCGTAGTGGCCGCGTTGGCTCTGGGCTGGGATGTGTCTCGGTGGTGCGGGGATGGGCGGTCGGACAAGCTGGAGTCCTGGTCCGGGCTGGAGGAACCGCAAGGTGGCGTCGCGGTATCCGGCTCTGTAGCAGTACTCGTTCTCGATCCTGTTCTCGCCGAGCGGTTCGATGTAGTGCCGGGCGACGAACCACATGACGCTGATCACGATGGCGACGGCGAGGTCCGTCATCACGAGTCCGCCGACGAGGATTAGGACTTGGACCCGGTTGTGGGCGAGGGCTGCGGCGCCGGCGGCGGCAGTCGGCGCCAGAGCGAACAGGACCCATGCGAGCAGTCCCAGCAGGCGCGTATGCCGTAACGATCTTGCGGTTGTTTTAAGACATTGTTCTGAGTCATCAGCCACTTTGCCACCTGACTGGAGCTGAGCGGTTTTGCGCGGATCTCTCACTCAACTCTCTGCGATGGAGCGTGTCAACGCCCAGCTGGGTGCCTATGCGCTGCGGCCGCCTTGTTCCTCCACTTGGTCCTCGGAATATTCCTCCCTAAGCGATTCCAGGAGCGCGATCAGGGGTTCTTTTCGATCGTCCCGAATGCGTGCATCTGCCCTAATTTCGTCCTCTACGGTATGCCTTCCGGTCGGCGCCGTCGGCTCCTCCCCGAGTCCGACCTCCGCGCGCGTCATATAGCCGGCGCGGACCCACAACTCGCGCGGCTCCAGGCCGAGCGGTTCGGCGATGGCGCGCAGGTTGTCGATGGAGGGCATCGTCTTGCCGTTCAGCCAGCGGCTGACGAGCGACTGGGCGAGCCCGGCCTCCTCGGCGAGCTGCGCACCGTTCGGGATGCGGGCTGCCTGCATCGCTGCTTTGAGGTAGGCGGCGAAGCTGCCGTCAATCGTTCGTCGCTGTGGCATGCCCCTAAGTGTACTTGCGAGCGTGCAAGACACGTAAGCCGACTTTGCGATGCCTTTGCAGGTCAATGAGTCAAGCCCTAGAGGGGCCCTTGCGAAGCAAGCGAATCCCGCTGAGCTGGGCTCGTGACCGTTCGCACGCAGTCACGCCCTCCCGGTACTTCCATACGGGGATGCATGAACGTGAACGGAAAGACTTGCACGTATGCACATTCGGCGCTAGCGTCTCCTCATGACGACAGAGGCGACGCCAAGCACCCCCCGCAAGCGCACCAAGAAGCGAAAGATCGCGCTCCGTCTCGACCAGTATGCGCAGGTCGCCAAGGCGTACGGATGGGCCACCAACGCCGACGCCGCCCGCGCCCTCGACGTCACCGAGGCACAGATCTCGCGGATCCTCGCGGGCAAGGCCTACGCCAACGACGAGTTCATCGCCGCCCTGCTTGACGTCGCCACCATCACCGGCTTCCGCCGGTGCTTCGAAATCGTCCACGTCTCCGAGGAGGTGACAACCACATGACCGTGACAGACCTGCCGAAGCTGCTCAGCAGCCAGGAGGCCGCCGACGTGGTGCGCATGCACAAGCTGACGCTGCTGCGAAAGGCGCGTGAGGGCCTGATCGGCTCGATCCACCGGGGCAACCGCGTGTTCTTCACGCCCGAGCAGATAGAGGCCTACCTCGCCAGTTGCGAGACCAAGGCCCACAGCACCGTCAAGGCCGCGAAGCCGAGCCGCCACCCCAAGTACAGCAAGTAGCCCCGCGCTCGCTACCACGAGCCGGGGCCAGGACCAGCAGATCCGATCACGTGAAGTCACAGAAAGGACTGGTCAGTGACCAGACTATCTCAGATCCTCCACCTCGACGACGGTGAGTTCCCCGCTCTCCGTGCCGAGATCGAGTCCAAGCCGCTCCCCGCCAAGCGCCGCGCGGGCGTCCACACGCCGCTGCGGCCGCTGCCGTTCGGCGCCCCGGCCCGCGCGGTCGCCGCCATGGCCGACCTGCGCGCCGCCGACGCCCCGGTCCTGCCGACCGCGCCGTCCGCGCCGCCGTCCCGTGACCTGGTCGAGTTCCAGACCGCCGTGGCCTGCGCGATGCATGCGGACCACGCGATGCAGGTCGACACCATCGCGGTCATCGACGCGATCGCGGCCCTCGCGCCGGACGCGCACACGGTGGCCATGGCGCTGGCGCCGGTCGTGGCGCTGCTCGCCGAGGACGCCCCGGACACCGGCTGGGGCGTGCACGCCGCGCAGCTGGGCGGTGCGCTGTGAAGGTCACCATCCGCGACCGCGCCGCCGAGGCCCCGTGGGGCTACGGCTACGTCCAGCCCGTCGTCGTCACCGTCGAGATCGCAGATGACTGCCCGGTCCCCGACTGCGGCGCCAAGCGCGGCGAGCCCCGACACCTGCGTCAGTGCGACGACGGCGCCTGGTACTCGGTTCAGGTTTGGGACAACCCGTGCGGCCACGTCGACATGTACGAGGCCGTGGTGCGCGAGGCGAAGACGCTGGCACAGGCCGCGTACGACAAGAAGCAGGCCACGCGCGCCACCGAAAGCGAGGTGGCGCTGTGAAGACCGCCGCCGACATCCGCGAAGACGCCATCGCGCTGCTCGTGGAGAAGCTCCGCGAGATCGAAGCCGAGGCCGACCGGCAGTGCAAGAAGCACAGGGAGGCCGAGAAGTCGCCCGGCGCCCTGGCCGACTTCCACGCCTTCCGCGACCACCGCGAGGCCGCCGC